CAGTCCTCCACGGATGTGATGAACGACCCATACTGTGATGCTATTGTGGCTCAGACTGTGGCTAGCAGCATGGATGGGTATAAGAAGTTGCTGAACAGGGGTGCGGCTAGGGAGTGCGCCAGAGCGGTGTTACCTATGGCTTCTCGTACAGTCATGTATATGACTGGAACTCTTAGGTCTTGGCTTCACTACGCTATACTTAGAAGTAAGCCGAATACTCAGAAGGAGCATAGGCTCATCGCTGAGGCCGTGATTCCGATTTTGGCTTGGCAGTTTCCTATCACTTGTAACGCATCTGTGGAGGTAGCAAAAGAGGACTACATCAAGAAGACTAGGGTAAAGGATCAGAGGGATCGCCTCCTTTCTATCGCCACTGACATGTGGATATACGGAAGGAACAGGAACAATGAATCTGCCCCGAAGTGGAGGGAGGCTCAGGAAAGGTTTGAGTCTTTAGAGAAGGAAATTATGGAGCACGACAATGGACAATCTTAAGTCACGATCATACTCAAATAGGAAGAGAGTTTGTGATGAGCTTGGCTTAGACACACTCTCACCAAGAGCAGTTAAGACACTACTGAGACTTGAGTGTAAATCTAAACAGGACTTGGTTCGGGATCTGCTAAACGGGAGGGTGGAGCGATCCATGAATGTCGGAATCGGTACTCTGAACGAGTTACGGGGAGCGGCTGGGCTCCCTCTTTTGGATGCTACTTCGTTGAGGTCTAAGATAATCTCGGCTTGGAGGGAGGCCGCTGAGCTTCTTTCAGAAGTTAAGAATCACCCTAGAAAAAAGGACATAGCCGAGTTCCTTAAAAAATCAGATAATTTGTATGTACTGGTACAGAATACTAAGTCGAGACAAGACTAAGGAGCTTGGAAGAGTCGCGGCTGATTCTCCGAAATTAGCTGTTGAAAAATGGTACAAGAGTGGTAACTCCAGATATTCGATAGTCGTTGCAGAAGTCTACGGCTTAGTAGCTTATGGTGAAAAAAATACTGTTATTGTACGGAAATAAGGGAGTAGGGAAGAGCACGATTGCTGAGGAGCTTGTAAACACCCATGGGTGGACGAGGTGCTCCTTTGCAGACCCAATCAGGTTCATGCTGTCCACAGCCTTCGGGCATGAGATGTCAAATAGGTTCGCTGACAAGGAGTGTCCTAGGGACGAGTTTGGAGGTAAGTCTATTAGGGAGGCGATGATGCTTCTAGGGACAGAGTGGGGCCGTAATCTTATTTACCCTAACATCTGGGTGGATTGCGTAGTGCGGAGGCTCAAGAGGGGTAGTGAGGACACTAAGATAGTCATTGACGATGCTCGTTTTGATAACGAGAGGGATGCAATGGTTGCGATGGGCGCTAAGTTGGTGAGGCTTACTAGGAAGGAGATTGACAGCGTAATAACACAAAGCAGTCACGCCTCTGAGATAGACTGGCCTAATTGGAGTTGGGATTTTTCGATAGAAAACTCGGACATACAGATAGTAGCAAACAGAATAACTGACTGGGCACACGAACATGAAAGCAATTAAGAAGAATGTATTGGTTGAGCTTGACCCTAGAGTTGAGATTAGCAAAGGAGGGATATATTTGGCCGAGAAGTCTCAAAGGCCTGAGGAGTGGGGGACTGTTGTTAGCGTAGGAGGGGAGTGCGAACTTCTGTCCGTTGGAGAGAGGGTTTACATACCAAGCACTCAAGGGACTAGATTCGAGATTGACGGCAAAGATATGATCCTCATTCTGGAGAAGAGAATCTTAGCTGTTGAAACTTAATTATGTTCAAATCCATCTTATCGAGGGTGTTTGGTTCTAGGAGGTCAGAAGACGACATCTCCGAGTGGCTGAACTCAATGAGCAAGGCAGACATGGCTCTGCTTTCGAGAGAATCCTTCGATAAGAAGGAGAGGGACTTTATTGAAATGCGAATCGGAGTTCCGGTCAATCGGTTCTCCGATTTTAGCACTTACATGGCTTGCGGGTATAAGAAGGTGTGGGCAACCTTCAGAGCTTGTAAGATCATTGCGTCAACGATGATGACGGCAGAGTTCAAAATCGTTAAGAATGTAAAAACCGCTGACGATGTTACAGAGAAGTTCGGAGGGTTTTTGAGGAAGCCTAACCCTTATGATTCTTGGGAAGAGCTTCTGGAAATGTGGAGCTTCCACATGGAGCTTGTAGGAAACGCCTACTGGTTGAAGGACGAGATGGACGCTTATGGTCGTCCGAAAGCAATTTACCCGCTCCTGCCTCAGTTTATGCAGGTGGTTCCAGATGAAAGGACGCGGGTCAATAGGTACATCTACAGGGTGAATGGCAAAGAGCTTGAGTTCTCCCCTGACGAGCTAATCCATTTTCGATTCACGAATCCGAACAACATCATCATGGGGATGGGTTCGATTGAGCCTTCTGAGGCGCTGTATAACGAATACATTAACAAGACGACTCTCGGTGAGAAGTTCTTGGAGAATGGCGCTCAGATGTCTGGTATTCTCTCTAGGGAAACAGAGATCATAGACGAGGATCAGTGGAGAGCTTTGAAGAAGAAGTTCACTCTTGAGTATGCCGGAACTAGGAATGCTGGTAAGGTTGCGTTCCTAAACGGAAAATGGTCGTATCAGAAACTTGGTATGACGATGCAGGAGATGCAGTCGTTGGAGAAGGAGAAGTGGAACATCGAACAGATATTCCTGAATCATGGAGTTCCTCTTTCTGTGGCTGGTGTAGACGGGGCTGCAAACTACGCGACTTCGAGGCAGGACGAGATAAACTTCAGAAAGTACAAGGTCGTGCCAATGCTAGACCTACTCGTTGGTAAGCTAAATGCGGATGGGTTTTTCCATGATAAGAGGAAAGATGTCCGCCTTACCTATGAGATGTCTGGTCTTGTGGATGTGAAACAAATCGTGGATGAGTACGGGCCTTTGGTCGATAAAGGTGCGATGACGCTAAACGAGCTTCGAGTAATGTGTAACCTCCCGATTGTTGAGAATGAGTTTTTGAACAAACACTATATCAATACTGGTAGGATACCGATTGAGATGTCAGAGGTTTCTTCAAATCAGCAGATACCTAAGTTGGATAACGCTGCGACTTCTCAGACGGACACTACTACCAGTACCGCTGTTAAACCAGTTGTGAGGACAGAGTAGTGTTTTGCACATCGTTCAAAAAACTCTTGCTGGGCTACTTTTTTAAGGTAGCTTCCAGCAATGAGCAAAATCATCGTTCGCAAGTCTGGATTCAGGGCTGTTAAGAAGCATGTGGCCGCTGCGCCACCTCCCGCTAAGCCAACTGTTCAGCAGCAGGATCAGATTATCGGTAAGACTGTATTCTTTAAGTCAAAGGATAACGGAAGTGATATTGCTGGTGTGGTTTTCGGAAGCGAAGGGTCAATGCTGAGCGTTAAACTTTGCGTTCCAAACTACGATGGTGTTCTTGTTATGTCGCAGTCTGGAGAGGTTTCTGTGAACAGAGACTTCGTTACAGAGGTGAATGCTGATGTAGTGAAGAATAAGGATGTGAAGCAGTACACTGGTAGTATGCCTATCAGTAAGATGACCCGTGCTGTTCCTATTAAAGAGGATGATGTCGTTGTTGATTGGAAAGATGTAGAGTTTGAGGGGTACGCTAGTACCTTCAAAAATGTAACTCCTGAGGACAGGATTGGTGATTACATCATGCCGAACGCATTCGACAGATGGATTAGTATGTTCAGGAAGAACCCAGTCCTCCTTTGCGACCATGACCGCTCTACAGAGTGCCTTATGGGGCATTTCTCAAGCGTGGACATCAATCAAAGCGGACTCTATGTTGTTGGGAAGGTTACTAACAGTCCGTGTGATGAGGCCGTACACATCAGGTTTCAGCTTGTTGAGGGCTCATTAAAGACTCTTAGTATTGGAGGCTCCTTCTTTTACATGGACGATTTTAAGGGAATTGAGGAGGTCGATCTTCACGAAATCAGTCTGGTTACTATTCCATGCAATCCAGACGCGATGATTACTACACGCTCGATTTCCACTGAATACGCTGAGAAAGCGTTCAAGGAGTTCTCTTCTAAGAATGGAGGAATCGTGAGACAGTTGGCTGGAATTAAAAATATCGCTTGACGGAATAGGATACCAATGGGATTTTTGCCCACATCACTTTCTTCTAATCGCGTATCGGTTGATGCGTGAAGGCAGAAACAACCAGAAAACACACAGACACTATGAAATTGAAAGACAGACTGCGGTTGGCTCTGCTCGCCGCGAAATCTAATCGCAGCGAAGAAGAAAACACCGAGTACACTAACTTGGTGACTGCCGCTAAGGCAGCCAACCTAGACCCTGACATCATCGCGGACGAATACGCTCCAGATGTTGAGGGTGATGGGGCACTGAGCGAAGTGGAACTCAAGTCCCTGATCCAACAGGCTGTCAAAAGCTCCCTTCCTGCATCCACCTCTGCTGTGGACACTGACGCCATCCTTAAGGCGATCAATGAGTCAGGAAAGAGTCTGAGCATCGAAGATGTTGAGACTATCGTTAAGGCTAATGCTCCTTCCTTTGATAAGGAAGGGTTGCTTGCAGAAGTCAAGAAGCTGATCCCTCAGGAGGGTATCACGAAGTCTGAACTCACAGCAGCGTTCGACGAATTTGCAAAATCTATGCGTACTCCATCCAAGGTCGTCCATGACACCGGCTCCAAAGCGTACTTCCCTGTGGAGCACCGCTCTGGAAACCTGACTGTCGCTCAAAAGCAGTTGCTTAACATTCTCGTTATGAATACCTCTGATGAGGCTATTGCAGAAACGAGGCGTCAAAATGGAGGTAAGGCGGTTCCTACCTCTATCAATGATGGTATTACTGAAGAGCAACTTAGTGTTGCTATCCGCAACGGAGAAAACCAAATCAAGTCGCTGCGGCAGGGACTCGCTGGTGGCAAAGCTGTTGGTGACGCGCTCTCTACTACCAATATCGGGTTCGGTAGCCAGTTGATGCCGATGGAACTGTCCAGCGATCTTCAGATGCGTATGTATCTGGAGTCCGCTTTGGCTGCTGAGATGCTTTCAATGGAAATTGAAATGCCCACTCAGCCGTTCGAGTTCCCTCTTGTCACGACTCGTTCTAGCTTCTACACTGGAACTGAGGCTGTCACTTGGTCGAACCAAGCATCCAATCCTCAGAACTCGACTCCCGGCACTGGTCGCGTCCAACTCGATGCGAAGAAGCTCATTGGTATGTCTGAGTACAGCTACGAAGCTGACGAAGACTCCATCGTTGCGATTCTTCCGATGATCCAGAACCAGTTGTCAACCGCCGCTGCTGACGCCTACGAAGGCTCTCTCATCAACGGTGACACGACTGCTACTCATCAGGATTACGATTACAACCTGATTAGTGGCCATCACGCAAAGCTGTTCAAGGGGTTCCGTAAGTACGCTCTTGCAGGTGGTCTTGGAGTTGACTTCTCCACTACGGCTCCTGCTGGTACGGGAATCAACGCGACTCACATCATCGCTCTTCGTAAGAAGATGCAGCGTTGGGGTCTGCGTCCCTCTGAACTTGCTATCGTTGTCGGCCCTCAGGGTTACAATGATTTGGTTGGTCTGGATGAAACTCTGAGCTTCTACAAGGTAGGATCTCAGGCTCAGACTCGCATCCTTACTGGTGAAGCTCCTTCGATCTTCGGTATCCGAATCATCGTTTCTTCCCAGATGCGTGAGGACTTGGATTCCACTGGTGTCAACTCCGCTACTTCAGCAAACAACATCAAGGGCTCCATCCTCATGTTCCATCGTCCGTCGTGGATGGTCGGCACTCGCCGTGGATTCACGGTAGAAGTCGATCAGAGCAAGCGCCGTCAGACGAACTCCGTTATCGCCTCCTTCCGCCGTGCGTTCACGCCTAAGGAAACTCCTGCGGCTTCTATGCCGTTGTGCGTTCTCGGATACAATTACACTGCCTAATCAGTAGTGTGAGCCTGTAAAGGCAACCCTCTATCCCTAGTCGTGTGGGGATAGAGGGTTTTTCTTTGCAATGAACTGGTCGAGTGGTACTGTTCTCCTGTTGGTAATAATTTGCACGATGTTCAAATATGAAAACTGTAGAGTACAATGGGCCTTCGATTGGCTGTCTAGGTAGGTTTGGTAAGGTATCTAAAGGAGACAGGTTGACGATGTTTGAGTGGGAGTACGACTCCGTATCAGGAGACAAAAATTACTCCCTTCTAGGTAAAAAGCCTAGTCAGGAGGAGCTTGAAATAGCCTCTAGGGTTAAGCCTATAAAGTGTAGCTTTGCAGACCTTTCAATGATTGATTGGTCTGATAAAAACCTGTACTCTAAGATGTGCTCTAGGATGTCGAAACCATCTATAGTTAGGGTGTTTCAAGCCATCAACTATGTGGGAGGTCATATAGAGCACAGCAGCGTCTACGACACTAAAGATGTGCTAATTGATAGGATTATTGAGGCTATTAGGTACATGGGGTGGGATAAACTAACCGAGGAGGATAGGGCTAAAATAGGAGGTAGAGTCCGAGGAGTTCCAGTTGAAGTGTTACCGACTACTGTTGATGCGACTGCTAGTGTACCCAAAATCACTAGACATCGTGAGAGGAAGCGAGTAGAACCTTAGTAATGAGAAACGACGATTTTATCTCTGTTATGTCTGAGGGAGGGGCTAGCGAAAGGGAGATCGAGATCGCCCTTATGATGTCTGCACAGATTCAAAGTCCTGAGGAACAATTAGCGTTTGAAGAAGATATGAAGAAGAAGTTTGTCAGTTCTGCGAACAAGGGGTTTGTTCCCTCTGTTAAAGCTACATCATCCGCTGCGAAGGCTGCTAAGGAAGCTGGAGTTAAGATTGAGGAGGTTTCATCTGAGTCCACAATCGTGACTCGGAAGGATGTGGAGAAGTCAGTCGAGACCAAGTAATATGGTTACGCTGCTGCGCCCTTACTGCACATTGGAGGAAGTCAGGGTGGAGTGTAAGAACTCCACCACTGACAATGATGAGCTGTACCTGCGCTGCATTAACCTAGCCTCTAGGTACATTGAAAACATTTGTAAGAGGGATTTTTGGTTTCACGATCATACAACTACTCCGTTTAGGGTTCCTCGTTCGCAAGTGTTGGGAAATGAGATTTCCCTCAAATCGCCAGTAAGGACTCTTACGGATGTTCGAGTTTGGTTCGACCCAAGACTTGAGACCTCAGTAGAGTATAGCCTGAAGCCTGAGGAGTATTACTTTGAGGAGGATAGTGACACCATCAGTATAGAGCCTCACTACACATGGAGAGGTGGGTGGGCTCCAATGCAGGCTTTGGGCAACACTGGCAACACTGGGTACGCTGGAGAGCCCTCTTTCTGGCACGGAAGTAATGGATTATCCAGTTTGAATCCTACTGAGGATCAGATGGGCCTTCCGTACCCTTTTAGGGGAATCATAGAGTTATACGGAACATTCGGATATGCTTTAGAGGATGGGGTTGGTGCGGATCAAAAGCCTCCTCCGCTACTACCAGCAGCCATTAGGAGGTCTGCTGTCATTGTCGCTGCTGCTTGGAGTTATGAGAGGGCTGTTCAGCAGGTGGGTCTGGATGGCAGCACCGTAAATCTACTGGACAATAGGATTACTTTGGAGGTGGAGGAGCTTCTTGAGCACTACGCCTACATGACTAACTCTAACTTCTGATGCTCTCTTTTAAGGTCAGTTTCGGTAGGATAAAGTCGAAGATGTCCAAGCTCGCTAAAGGGCTTTCTCCAGAGAGTATGGATATTGTTACTAAGGGTAGGGCTAGTGAGATGCTGGAGGACTTTAAGACTCAGACCCCTATTCGTTGGACTGGTAAGACTAGGAACGCTTGGACTTTGGTTCACAATAAGACTGGTTCTTGGTCTGTAAGAAACTATAAGAAGGCTATGAAGTACCTGTTGAGGGGTACTAGGCCTCACTCAGCAGTTACAAAGAACAGGATGTTCATACCGTTAAATGCTGTGGCTGCGGACAACTATAGGGCTAGGGCCGCGTATGCTAAGAGAGCTGAGAGGGCTCAAAAGAGAGGTAAGGCTGCTCCTACTAAGAAGAAGGAGTTTGAGAAGCTGAGATACGGAGTTGACTATGTTTTGGCGAGGTTCGTCAGAGGTGTAGTGCCTATGAAACTCCGTAGCAGAGGAGTCTATTACGGAGGAGAGTCTAAAGCTACGGCCCCAAGCGACAGATTTGTTAGGGAGTACCTGAAGAAGTTAAAGTCACAATTATGAGCCAGATGCCGCTTATATCTCAAACATGTGCTGCGTTTTGGGAGATTGATAACCGACTCCTGCACCACTCAAAGGTGGGAGGGATACTTCAGGGACTTCATTACGACAAGGAAGGTACTCTTAAGATTGACGGGGAGGATACGCTCCCCTTATTGCAGCCTTGGGGTATGCAGTCTTCAGAGGACTACGCACCTGGGGCTCCTAGGCCATCAAGCAGTGAAAGATGCAGACAGAACTCTCCGATAACGGATCGAGTAATTGCAGTTTATAGGTTCTCTTCTTCTAGGAAATATGGGTTTTTTAGAAGGGCTCCTGCTGATAATAACGAGTCCCAAAAAGGATTTATGGAGTGGGTCGCTTCGATTAAAGACGCTTGCGAAACTGCGGAGGATGGTTCCCCAGATGCTTCATTGAAGATGAACGCTTGGAGGCCTATAAGATTCTCTGTTGGCAACAGCACAGCCAGTCAACTGTGCTTTACAGCCTACATTGAAATAACAATTGACATACCTCCGATGTTTAGGGCAGAAAGAAGGCTGGCGGCGATAAGAGAACATTGACTGCCTCAAAATTTAACGAACTACTCTATATGCCTGCTACTATTAGTGGATCACCCGGATGTAACTTTGCACTTGGAGGGAACTCTGCTGGTCTTTCTGCGACTACGAGGATTTCTTTCACCCTAAAGAGGGATAAGAAGGAGCTTCGTGGTTATGCTGGAGGCGTGAAGGCTGTGGCCTACTACAATCCTACAACTGATATTTCGGTTGAAGGGTATGGTACTGTCAGTGCATCTGTTGGTGGGAGTATCCAAGTAGCAGGAGCGCCCAGTGGTATCGGAACGACGATCATTGTGGAAGAAATCACTTACGATCAGTCTAATGACGACTTCGTTAAATCAAGTGTGAAGGCTATCGGGTATACATTCTCTGACTAAACAATTAACCAATCCAGAGTGACGGCTAGACCGAAGCTCTTATACCAAGTATGGAAAATAATCTTAGTAATGATGGCTCTCCCAGCTCTGCTGAGGAGAGCTATTCTTTTATAAATAGAGACAAGTTGCAGAAGGGAAGCTCCTTCTTTGTTGTAAAGGATGTGGATTTAGCGTGCTGCCTCATAAGCATAGGCATAAAGCTGAGGATTGACCCTCCAGTTTATAATGTGAAGCTACCTAACGGGAGTAGGGATGTTGCGTTCTACTTTTGTTCGGAGTCGGATGATGGTCAGTTTGTGACGGAGCAAATGGCGCGTGGGTACTACAACGATGCCAAGTTCGTTCAAGAGAACCCAGAGCATCCTATGGCTTACGCGATTGCGACGGTTAAGAATAAGGTGGCTCTCAAAAACGCTTTAGATAAAAGCACCCCGTGTCTGGCTTATAGGAAAACACAGCATTCTGGGGCCGTTATCTATGTTCAAGAGGGCAGTAAGAAACACGCCAACTGCGTAGCTAAGGGTATGGTGCATGTTGATCCAAAAGTTCAGGTAGTAATAAAAACAAAGGAGTAGTATGGAAGACATTGAAGATATTCAGGACATCATTGACAAATCTGTTCACCAAGAGCTTCTAGGGATTAACCCTAAGATTGCTGGTTTCGAGGTTAGGCCTATTACACTAGCTTCTGTGGCGCTGCTAAAGCAGGTCGGTAGCCCTCTTATTGAAGGTAAGCAGTTCTCTGAGATCGAGAATGTGGTGATGGAGTGCTGTATCTTTTTGAAGATGCAAAGCTCCTCTCTCAAGGAGGCTACTAGGCTGGCTTACGGGGAACCTCAAGACTTGGCGTTGGCTGCTCTTGAGCTTGCCGAAAACATTGACCCATCTCAAATCGAGGAGGTCATTAGTTCGATTGTTAAGCTATTGACGGACTCGACATCCACTAAGGTGTCTGTCAAGAGCAAGAGTGGGTCGAGCGATGTTGAAGAGGTTGCGGATGAAGATTCGGGAAACGGTTCGGCCCTCCATGGCTGATTCGGATGATTTCGATTGTTTCCGAGGTAAGCAATGAGAGGGCTAAGTACATTTTCAAGAAAATGCCTCTCAAGGTGGTATACGCTTATGAGCACTTCTTCTTCTTGAAAAACGGGTACGAGTGTACCGTGCTAGCGCATAAAGATGCGGTTGAAGAACTGCTTCTGAGTCTATAAGCTCCGAGATTATGGCTGACGAAAAAGACGACATATCATTCGGAATCTCAATGGACGCCTCAAAAGCCGAGGCGTCCATTAAATCTTTTTCGGTTACTCTCGATGACCTAGCAAAGATGGCTGATACGAGAGCTAAGGGCTCTCTTAGTTCTTTGGATTCAGCTATTGGAGATGTTGGTAATTCGTTTGATAAGCAGTCGAGTAGGATAAGAGCGGTCGCTGCCGCCTTTGAGGAGTTGTCGAGGGGAAGCAGTAATGCCAATTCTGGATTGATTACTCTGAGCAAGAGTAAAATAATTGTTCCAGAGATAAAGCTACCTAACTTCGCTGACATCCTTAAGGTACAGTTTGGCGATAGTGTGGGGATTGCTAGGAACGCTGCGAGAGACATCCAAGATGCCTTTACTAGGATTAAGGTACCTAGGCCTACTGTAGCGGATATTCGAGAGGCCGCTGGCGGTTCTAGGAGTAGGACTCCAATATCTACTTCTACAATATCCTCTGCGGCTAACCTAGGTAGTGGTAGTCTTGGGTTGTCCAGAGCTAAGGCCTTCTTAGACGACAAGCTCAAACTTGATGCTGCGATAAGGAACCTATCACAGAATAGGACTCCTCTACCTTCAAATATAGTTGGAAAGGGAATGGCTCCGATTGGGCCATTCCCAGCGTTGCCTCAGTTAGAGCCAACTGTTCGTAGCCGAGTTGCGTCCTCCTTCACTTCTTTGGAGGCGTATAAGTCTTCGTCTTCCTATAAAGGGCCTGCCTTACCAAATATAACTCGTTCGTCTGGCGCTGGAACTGCCTTACCCAGTATAGTCCCTGCTCCAAGGCCTGTTACATTTCCTCAGTTCGTAGCATCAAAAACTGAGAAGGAGGACGCTGCTGAGAATGAGCGTTTAGCGAATGAGAGGAGGAAGGTAAACCAGCAGAGAGCTGCTGTAGCGGTTGACACTCTATTAGCTGAGAGGAGAGAGCAGAAGGCTGCTCAAGAGGCTGCGGCTGCGGCTGCCGAGGCTTCAAAGCGTGCAGCGGAGAAAGCTAAGGTAAACCCATTCAGTGAAGCAGCGAAGAGGGAATCCTCCAAAGTTAGAGGTAGTGGTAATGACTTCCTAGCTACTGCGCCACCAGATACAGCAGGAGGGGTATCAGGTGAGACTAATAAAAAGTTTTGGAGCGTGTTCCCTGTCGAAGAAGAGTCCTTCTCTATGGGAAGGAGGAGAGGGAGGCGCGGCTCCTCGTCCGTATCTAATCAGTGGAAAGGAGATTGGACTACCGTCCCAACTGGGTTTGACTACTCTGCTGGCACAACCATGTCTAAAAAAGACATGGAGGCAGGCCCCACTAGGAGAAAGGTAACAAACGAGCAGTTTATCTCTAGGCTAAAAGAGAAGATAGCTGTCGAGGAGGGCGACTTATACAAGTTTCAGCTTGAGAGGCTGAACAAGGGAACTGTGGGTCAGAGGCTCAAGTCTGCTAGGATACCGATGGCTGAAAGGCAGACGGCTTTCTTGAAGACTGGGAGTGCGCTTACCCCACAAGAAGAAGCTCAGGCTGTCGAGAGAGAGCAGAGAGAGCGGGATAAAATCATCAAGCAGAAAGAGAATGAACGCTTGAGGATGCTGAGGATTCAGAATCGTATCCTTAGAGGCACTCGCGGAGAGGAGTACACAAATAGATTCGCCTCCTTCTTCTCTGGTCAAGGGTATAGCCAAGATCCAGCTTTAGGGAAAGAGGGTAGAGCTGGGCTTTACTCTGGAATGCTTAGTGGTCAGATGCCTAGGCAGGGGTTTGTAGGAAAATTGGGCACGAATGTAGGGTCTATAGCTTCTGACCTGTACGGAATGGGCCAGTCGTTCTCCGTGGTTTTTTCTGGAATAACCATGGCGTTTAAGGCTTTGTCGTCTGTGGCTTCAACGGTTGCTAGTGTGATAGTCGGAGCGTTTAAGGCTGCATTTGCAGGAGTGGCTATTGTTGGAGCTGTTGCTATTGCTGGGCTTACCACTGCATTCATGGGAGTTAAGAAGGTGGTGGACATCACCATGGAGGCCTTTGATAGAGGTAAGCAACTTTCAAATCTGTCTCAGCAAACTGGTGTTGCGGTGCAGTCATTGGTTAGGCTTGAAAAGGCGTTTGAGGCGGCTGGAATGAAGGCATCTGAAATAGCTCCTTCGATTGCCGCAATGTCTAGGTCGATATATGTAGGCCAGTCGTATCAAGACTCAAAGACATCCGGCGGTAAAGGGTCTGGAGTTCACTCACTTACTGGAGGAGTGAGAGGGGCGATGATGGCTCCTAGAATGTTTGAGAACCTAGGGCTAGATCCAGCTAAGCTGAAGAAGATGACTGAGGTGGACGCCTTCCTTACTATTGGTAAGGCGATCAACAGCCTCAAAAACCCTACTGATAGGGTTTCTGCATCAATGGCTATCTTTAAGGGGAACGGTGAGAGGCTACTTGGATTGTTTGCTAATTCAGGTGCGCTTGATCTGTTGCGTGAAAAGCTGACGATGACCAATCAGATATTGGCTCAGCAGTCCTTCTTATTTAGAGAGGCTGCGGAGAGGTATCAGAAAATAAAGGCTCCTAGCATTAAGGAAGGAATGGGGCAGATAGGGGTAGGTATCGGGAGTGAGGTTGCTGGGGAGTTTCTGAAGCTGACTGAAACGATGGGTAGGGTGGACTTCGCTCCTATAGGCCAGAAGATAGGACAACAGATAGGCTTAGCGATGGAGGCGTTCAGAAGCGGTAGGATGCTCCAGTACCTGACGGATTCATTCCTCTTATTCAAAGAATACGCTTCAGCTCAGGTTGAGTCCCTCTTTGCTGGAACATTCTTTAGTCCAGATACGACAGAGTTCTATAACAACCTACTGTCTGCGGCTACAGAGTTTGGATCGACTGTTCTTTCTAGCTTAGACGGTCTTTCAAGTAGAATCTTTGGAGTTAGCCTGATGACAGTAGTTGACGGTGTTACAACAACATTAGGTCTCGTGGCGAATGTATTTGTGACTGTAGCTACAATGATAGTCTCTGCAACTGCTCGTTTGGCTCAGTGGTCTGAGAAAGCATATAAGGTTATTAAGGGGTTTGATACTGACAATGCGAAGGCTGGAGGTGTGATGGGTACTCTAGCAGGGGCGGCTTCAGGGGCTCTTATAGGCGGCGTCATGGGTATTCCCGCTGGCCCAGCAGGTATTTTAGGGGGTGCTGCTTATGGAGCCATTTATGGTGCTCCAATAGGCGGCGCTTACAATTATGTGGCTCAAGGTCTTAGAAACTCTAAAGGGGCCAATGAGCCAACTCAGATAAAGGACTCTCAGTTGGCTCAGCTTGATTCAGCAATGGAGCAAGTAAGAGGCATGTTTGTTAAATTATCTGAGGCTACTGGTGGCGCTGTTGATAAGATAAATAATAAGGTACAGGAGAAGAATGAGAAGCCGAAGACTAGCGAGTCCGATTTGCAGGCTGCGGAGGCTAGAACTCAGAGACTTAAGTTAGATAAGGCTCAGGTTGACTTTGATGCTTTTAAGGCTTCCCTTCCAGATCCAGCTAAGCAGGCTAAGGAGATGGCTAGCCCAGAGAATGTTCCTAGATGGGCTGGGGTCGTTGCAAGTTCTCTTCAGGAAATAGGCGGTGGTGGCGGGGTATATGTACCTACTGGTCAAGAAAAGTTACAGACGGCCTCCGAAATTACAGCCACTAACACTGGGAAGATAGCTGAGTATCAGCAGCAGTTGCTACAGAACTTAGGAGCTAATGATGTTGGCCCTACAATGACTGGGATGCCTCTCGGTTGGGCTAATACGAATCCAGAAGATCAAAAGGCTCTGATGGATTTGGTAAATATGCCTTTGAATGGTTCTAATGTTGATGCTGCTACTTGGCAAACTCCTACTCAGGAGGTTCAGTCGATGCTAGATGAGATAGAGGCGGCTAATACTACTGCGAGCAATAACAAGGTGATGCGGTTGTCAGGCCCAAACTTGGTTCCAGACACTGATATAGAAAAAGAGCTTTACCCGAGTAACTCTGATGTCGCTGCTAAGAGTAGAGCTTCTATCATGGACATGCTCTCTGGAGGGTATACAGCGGAACTGCCAAATAGATTTAATGTACTATCTAGTCAGTCCACTATTGAGTCCGACAGAAATTCAGCAATATCAAGGATGGGTACA